TTATCCTGTGTCTTTTGAAACGCGGCGCGTATCGCGTCTGCGTCTGGATCATCTGGAAAACTACCGAAGTCAATGTTTCTTTGTGCCATTTAACCACTCACCGTTAATCTAGTATTTATCGTTCTGGGATAAAGTAAAACGCCAAAAAAAATACCCGACGTGTGCCGGGTATTCTCTGTTGCTATTATACAATAGCCTTATTACTGACCAAGACCTGCAAGTCTTCTGAACTCAGCGAAATCTTCATCTCCTGTGCGCTCTTTATCACCTGCAAGTACAGGGATAGTTTGCTGACCAGTTGACTTAGGCTTGTTCAAGCCACCTGAGATAACTTGAGTCATGAATTCTATATCACGTTCAAATGTCTGCTGTGTACCGTCTTTACCCGCATCATTTGCCCACTCATCGACTTTTTCTTTCTTGTCTTTCTTGTCATCGTATTCGATGTCTTTCTTTACTTTTTCGCCGGCTTTTTCTGCTTTGTTGTCATCTTTACCTTTATGATCTTCATCATATTCGATATCTTTAGCGACTTTCTTAGCAGCCTTTTCTGCCTTGTCATCTTTCTCACTAGTTGACTCTTCAGCAAGCCATGCTAATTTCTTGTATAGATTCAAGAAACTTGTTCTTGATTCGCTCATTGCTTCTTCTTCCTCTTCGGCTGCATCTGCTGACGCTACTGCATCAGCCGCTAATGGATCGCTTTCCATACCGTCTTCGTTAGTCGCTCCACCTTTGGCTGACCCACCTGCTGCCAACGCTGAATCAATTTGTGCCGCGGCTTCTTGACCTTGCTCATAACCTTCTCCGTCATCTTCTGCGACTTGATATTCCATCTGGTCTTCTGATTCTACTTCATCAACCATCTCTTTACCTTCGCCGCACTTATGACCTGCTTCCATCATGCCACCGCACTCGTTGCAAGTTTGTTCTTGAGCGTGATCATGTCCTTCTTCATCTTTATAGTCATCACCACCTGACATGACTTTTAACAAGCCCATCATGCCGCCTTTATCGTCATAGCCACTGAACTTAGGTGCACCATAGTCACTCATCGCGACTGCTGGCTCTGCTGGACTGTCTAGTTGCTGTTCGCCACCGAGACCACCTAGACCAACTTGCTTGATGAATGCCAACAACTTACCAGCATCATCACCTGTTGCTGAAACGCTTACTGAATCATCACCCATGCCATCATCTAAACCTTGTGACATGTTGACGCTTAGACCTTCGCTTACGACGTTTTCATTCAATAGATCATTCAACTGCTTGTCTAATGATTCGAATGCAAATGCATCTGTTTCTAGTACATCTTTGTCATGCATAGTCTGACCAAATGCTTTGAATGTGTCACCGGGTGTCTTCATGGCTTGTTGCTTCATGTAAGCAGTTTTGTCCATCTCGCCCAGTGCGCCTTCTTCGGCACCATAACTTGCCATATCATCGACAACATCTTGTCCTGATTCGATCTCGCTTACTACAAGACCGCGATTTGGCATCAAGCCATAGCACTCATCGATGCCTTCTTTGAAACCTTCGTGATAACGACGGTGTTCATCACTGCCTTCGTTATAGCGGCAAGCATAATTTGACTTGCTCAATCCGTGTGATTTGCCTTCGTGATAGGCTGCTTCTAATGTATTCATTGCTTCGTCTACCTTCTTTTTCTTTTCATCTTTTTGATGCGATTTTACTTTTTCTTCAGTTTCTTTTTTGTCTTTATTAGACTTATCTATATTTTTTTGAAACTTACCTGCAAAATCTTTTTTCGCTTCTAATGTTTTTTGACTACGACCAGCGCCTAATCCAGCACCGTAGTCTGGACCTGCATGTGGAATTTCTGCTTCGTCAGTTTTCTTAATTGACTTAGCAATGTCGTGTGCTTTAGTGATTGTTGATTTCTTTAATGGTGGTTTATCACCTGCTGATTTCATGGCTTGTGCCATGCCTACAGCATAAGGATTCTTTGCCTTCTCGTCAACTTGAACTTCATCTAGTTTGTCGTGCTTTGCGCGAATCTGTGCCATCTTTTCTTTGCTTGCGCCATCGCGACCTGCCTGTTGTAGAGCAGCCATGCCTTCTTTGCCATACTTCTTTTTACCTAAGTATGCTTGAAGACCACTTTCTTCTACTGATGCTTCGTCAACTCCGCCCTTCCAATCTTTCTTGGCACGGATGGCGAACATGATCTGACGCATTCTCTTAAAGCCAGGAGTACCTTCTTTGTGTGGGCCACTCTTCTTTAATTTAGTAAGCATTGATTTCAATTCTTCAACACTCTTACCTGCATATTGACCAGTTGGCTCCACCTTAGCATCGCCGGCCCATTTCTCATCAAGAGCGTCTTCTTTCATTTCGTCTCCGGCTAGTGACATCTCACCTTTACCGATCGCTGATTTGATTGTTGCGGCAAGTGCAGGATTAGTTACTGAGCCAATCACTTCATTACCTTTTTTAATAACTTGTGCTGATTGTTTTGCAGGTTCAATAGTCAATTGATCTGCTTCGTTAATCATATTCTTGTCGATGGTTTCAAACCAATCTTTCAAAGATTTCTTTTTATCTTTAGCAGCCAATGCCGCTTTCTTAGCACGTTCTGCGGCTGCTTTTTTATCGTGTGGCTTGTCAGAAGATTTAGCATCTTTATCATATGCATCTTCTTCATTAACCATTTCTAGAAATTTTCTAAAATCCATGATCGGTTCCTCTTATACCATTGCGCCTGTTTTTGGCTTTTCTGGACGTTTGATATTTGTCATAGGACTCTTATCACCCATGCTCTTGTCATCTAAATAAGGCTTGAATGGATCAAAACTGTCCGGTGTTTCTTTCGCTGAATAAGGAATCATTATCTGTGAATCCTTGCTCTGTTCTTTGATACTACTTAGATATGAATCAGCATAATCTTTATTTGCCTGATCTGCTCCGCTAATCTTATCAAAATCTTTTGTGTTAGGATTCATTTGATTAGCATATTCTTCTTGTTCGCGATTGATGCTATCGTCATATTTGCTATCAACCAAACGAACATAATTCAAATTATAGCCTAATAATTGTGCCAACTGTTGTACCATTGGCTCAGTGCATGGATAACGGAACTTGCACTTTAATAGTGTCACTGGTTCGTTATGTACGCCAGGAAATCCATATGGGTCTTTAGCAATAGGAAGTGTCTTAGGAGTGATTGGTCCTGCTGGTTCAAACTTCTTTAAATTGAATATGAACAAATCTAAGAAGTTCTTATCCACTTCACCCGCGATCTTAATAGTGACATCATATAGATGTACGCTTTCAGCAATGTATTGTTTTAGGCTTTTCATATCTTATAATTCCCGTATCTAATATTTATCATTTATCCGTCTTTTTGTCAAGAAGTGCCTTGAGTATCTCATTACGATCAAGTGCTTTACCCTCACCTAACGGAGTGTTGTCTATCTCTTTGTCTTTGCTAGATTGCTTCTGGTCTAGCGCGGCCTTCTTTAACTGCAACTCAATCATCTTGAGTTTTTTGCTTACTTTGGCTGTTTTTGCTGTGATAGCATGTCCTAGCATAGTTCCTGCAACACCGAAAATCTCGCTACTAAAGCGACTATCTACTTGCATTCCTAGATCCATCAAGTCCTTATAACTGTTTTGTGCTAGGTTGGCTAGTTCGTCCATCTCTACGTCAGCGGTTTCAAGACCCCTGACTTGAGGTAATGCATTTTCGATCTTTTCGAGGTTATTGAGTGCAGATACCGTTACTTCCTGAGTCTCAGGCGGTAACTGAAACTCTTCGGTACTCTCTTCAGATTGAGAGAGATTGAATAATTCTTCAAGTTTTCTGGTCATGCATTATTTATTTGCGTTTGCCCTTGTAGAACAAATCATCTTCAGTAACTACTCTAAATGTACAACCTATCCTTTTACAATAGGCCATAGCAGCCGCCCATTTTGCATGATTCAATGCTACCGTGACTCTTTCTCTTGCACTAGCCACTCTGCTCTCAATGAGACTTTGTTTTTTGGGTTTTATCTCTACTATCTCTGCTCGTTGATGACCTAATCTATCTTGGTATAAAACAAAAAAGTCAGGTATATAAACAGTCTGTTTACCCGTCAGTGGATTCCTGTAGGGTATTTGTATAGATTCACTAGCCCACTGTAATACGCTATCGTGGTTATCACAAAACATCATAAATGTTAATTCCCAACCTGAACGATATTTAGGCACTGTTTTGCCTACGTATTTGTGTTTGTTCTTTACTTGGTATTTACCTTGTGCGTAATTAGCCATGTCATAAAACTACGTTACGTGCCACTGGTTGTACAGGTCTGGGTATAGTTGCTACCCCATAAAGGCTTGTTTTTGATTTAAAACTATTTAGGTAGTATGCGAGATATTGATTTACTTCTAGTTTATTTTTAGTTGTGCCTTTAATATTTTCTAATAATGTTATTGCGTTTATGCCTGATTCTTGTGATACTCTAAAAAAGAATGCTGTAAAATTTTGTGCTATTGATTCTGTCTCGCATACACTTTTAAAATAACTTAATACTATATCATATTCATTTGTAGGTACTGTGACAGCGACATTGTAAAAATTATCAAAAATCTTTACTGTCCTGTCAATGCTTTCGGTTTGTGTTACTATTAATGCCATGTCTTATTTATTATTGTAAGTAGTTCTTACTTGAACTCCTGCATTAGAGACAGGAGTTACAGGGTTCGGAGTAGGAGGATTGCTGATAGTAGGTGCACCGGCAGTGCCTACTGTATAAGGAGTGACTGATTTATTAGGAATGTCGAATAATATATTTCTATTTTTACTGATAGGGCTACCGAACTGCCATGCTGCCTGTGCTACCATGTTTTCGAGTTCTGCTTTTGCTGTTTGTTTCAAGTTGATATTTTTAAACGTATTATATGCTGTGCCTGCTGTACGTAGTGCGCCTAAAATATTACCATCGCTGAAACTTTTAACTGCGCCACCGGCTGCATCAACTAATCCACCTTGACCTAATATGCTACCATTGGCTCCTGGCATCATGATAGGACTTGGTTTTCTATCGTATGTTGCTGGATCACCAAAACCTGTAACTATATCGCCGGGTGCTCTACCGTCAATAGCACCTTCATTGTAAACTACAGTTTCATAATCTACTGTCATTTGATTTTGCATGACTCCTGCACCATCAGCATAACTGTATGTGTCATGTGCAAAGTTAGTTATAATAGGGTTTATTAAAGTATAAGCAGTGAATGCATGTTGATTGAAACCAAACACTGTAATGTTCTTAAAGAAAGGAACCTTGTGTCCAAATTTTGGAGTAGCGGTCTCGCCGATATAACCCCAATTATCATTTCCGCTTATGCTATCGTCATAGATATTTGTTATATTATAATCTGCGTTAGTAGTTTGTGCAGAACTGCTATTATCATTATTAGGTGGTATCGCGCCTCGCTTACCTAAAAATACAGTAGGTTTAGTTGCATCTGCATAATAATACGTATAATAATTATACCACATTCTATTGATGAGGTTGTCATTATCATCATGAAAACTTATGTTTACAGGGTCGTATTTTATTTTAGTCTGTACGATACGTTTACGATTATATTGATTGAGTTGTATTGTGTTAAAACCATACGAGGGAAGTTTTACATCTTTAACTAATAAACCTATATTTTTATCTACTGAATCTGGCCACGCTTCGACATTGATGTTAAAGTAGGTATGAAATATGAATTTATATTTAGGAGCGTTTTGATAACTATTAGTCCTAAATGTTTTTGCGGCGTGCCTATAGTCTCTAAGGTAATCGCTGCCGAAGACTGCTCCGGCAGCGCCTTTAAGTAGGTCTTGAATAAATCCAACCTGCACCAGGAGACCCTAACTATTAGTTAGGCGCCAAGGCCTGTTACTGAATCGCCAGTCAAGATTCTTCCGATACTTGCACCAACGCCAGAAGCGAGTGGTGATTGTATTGCGTTGTCATAACGTAATGTCAATGCTATCGTTACAGCCTCGTTAGTACCATAGTTCAATGTATTGTAGTTTACAGTCTGTACAAAGCAACCATATAGTTCCCATGTTTCTAAGACTACTGGTGCAGTAGTACCGTTACCACCATCTAATATTTCGATGTTAGTCTGGAACTTATAGTCTTGACCAGTTGCCGCAGATGCTTGCTCTACGAAATCTAATTGCTTTTGAACTTGTTGTCCAACTGCTCTTGAAACTGTACCTGATGCATCATCACGAACGTTTACTGTGATAGGCTGCCATGCATACTTACCAGCAAGATACAATGTTGAGTTGTAAACTGGAATTGTGATTTCTTGGAACTGTATCTGGGGTCTTGCCACGTCAATAACTTGCTTAGTTAACGCTAGACCGCCGGCCGCATCGACGCCAAAGTTCAAGAAATTAACTCTGAAGCGATATTGTAGTTTTGGCATCAACAGGCCCTGATTGCCTCCGGCATTATCAGATGCGACTGTCATGTTAAACAATGATTGTGAGGCTGTTGCCATTTGTAAATTCT